TCTCCAGTGTAGTGTTTGTAATGATGATCTTTTGACCATCGTGAGTAAATTGTAACTCATCATCAGGATGCCACAGTAACTCGTTATACAAATCGTCGAGTTTCTGCATATCCTCATAGAGTGCTTTTGGATTAGGCATATTGTTCTACTAATTTTCTAATGTTCTGGGTGATTTCCATCCCCCCAGTTTTCTTATCTAGAAGAGTTCCATTAGGAGATGCTACGATCAGAACTGGTGTGGCAGTAACGCCGTATTGTTTTGCGAGATCAAGATTCTCCTGGGGAATAGGAACATCACTAAAGTCCTCAAGGTCAATCTTTTCAACCATGCTGGTATCTACCTTGATAGAACGAAAGTATTTGTCTACCAGGGCACATGGACCACAGGACTTTTTAGAGAAGAGATAAAACTTATTCATGGTGTGCTTTTAATTCAGGATTTGGTTGACTCGGTACGAAGGGGTCACGTGACTTATTCTTTATGACAATAAATGCATCTTTATTGTACTTACGTGTACCTTTTTCTGGAGACCACTTTGTACCATGACCTTCAATCTCATACACTGAGGAACCTGCAATCTCAATGACAATATCGTCTTTGGGATCCCAACCCAGAGTGTCAAATGCTTCGTAAATGTTCATTAATTAGAAAATACCAAAGAAAAATTTACCGTTGATGGCGTATGTAAGAAAACCAAGAACGATTCCCATCATTGCCCAACGACCGTTGTACATCTCTTTCTGCTGCATAGGAGAAAAGAGACCCTTACGGTTGTATGATTCTACCACCATTTGGGGTTCCTTGGCAAACAGATTGTTCTGCCCAAGTTCGTTGGTTGTGACTGTCATTTGTTTTGTAACGAAATACTACAGAAGTATATAGGAAATCTTAAGAAATGTCAACAGTCATATTTGAGGACATCCTCATATAAAGTGTTCTCATTCGGGAAGTTAGAGTTCCGATCTTCTGTAAGAAAAACAGGATCCATTGGGCGATGACCCATCATCAGGGATTTGAATTCAACCCAACGGTCCATGTGCTTCTTATGATAATCAATCCACTCTTGAGCAGATGCCAGGACCTCCTCATAGCACTGACGAGGATCTGTCTTGGTGTCATCGTTCAAATACTCAGCAAGAGAGTCATCAAGGCGATTGCGACGTTCCTTACGGTACTGTGCATCCCAGTCAACATTAAGTTCTGGGCGTCCTTCAATAGTCATGGGTCAAATAAAAAGACCCCTGCATCGTAGCAGAGGTCGTTGGGTCTGTCAAGAAATTGATCAGGTCTTCATAATAAAAGCAAGTGCCATGTATGGAGGCAGGTTTGCATTGGTTCCAGAAGAACCAGCAGAATCAATAGTGATGCCTGTAGTTTCCGTCGAAGTTTGTTGTGTAGCATTACCATCATTATCACCAGATCCAGAACCTGCTTGGTCTTGACCAGTGGAATTAGTGTTGTATACCTCACTGTGACTATGACCAGGATCAGTAAGAGTGTGATTGTGCTCTACAACGATTGCATTAGCACTACCACCAGTTGCATTAGGAGACAACCCTGGATAAGAAGTATCACCAGAACCAGCAGTAGCACCAACAACAAATCTATCTCTTAGGTCTGGAGTGCCATTTTGACCATCACATAGTACCCATCCAGTAGGAATAGCATTTGTGGCACCAGACCACATGATAATTCCCCCAGCTGGAACTGAGTAATTTACACCAGTATTAATATCACTAATCACAGAGTTAGCAATTTTTGCTGCTGACACCGAATCATCATCAAATGAATTAGTTACTAATTTCTTTAGCGCCATCGTTACAAGGTTTTTAGTTATTTATCTTTTTATCAAAAACAAATGGTCCATTTTCAGATCCCCATTTCTGTTCTTTAGTAACAGGATCAAGACCAGCATCAATAACCTTATAAAAATTAGGTCCCATCTGGACTTTACTAATCAGCAATGTGTTCTTAAAGATACATCCAGCAACAGTTTGTCCCCAGTATATTCCTTCATGTTTAATGAATACTAGATTGCACTGATCATTCTCGACAATAACTTTGTCGTTATCTTGTACAATTTTAATGATCTTATCTCTGTAAGGTTTCTTTTCGTGACTATATCTTTGAGTCACATGAAATTCATTCTCAGAAATTTTCTCATGATTGAGAATGATATGGGCAAAAGAAGTTGGACGACTAGATGCTTGTCGCCAGTTATTATATTCTCCTTCAAACCATTCGATAAATTCCATAGTAGTAATTGATAAAGCGGGGTATCGGAATCGAACCGACGACATCTAACTTGGAAGGATAGCGTTCTACCGCTGAACTAACCCCGCATGTGGGGGAAGGTCAGTTCCCCCGAGCACATGCACGCCACTTGCTCTTTAACCAGAAGCAAGAAACTGAGCGGGGAGAGTACCCCATCCGCACCACTTGCTTTTAGGAAGCAAGAAACCCGAGGGGTCGAAACCCATCCCGACCAGGGCGCTTTTTACACCGTCCCGAGGTGTTGGGTCATATTGACTCCACCAGGGCACTTTTAAAGTCAGTCCGAGACCTATGCGTAAACTCCAGATTCAATCAGATCTGCTTCAACATTGTCGAGGATTACATTGTAATCATCTTCAGGATCATCATATAGTTGAACTCCCTGGTCTTCATAGAAACGAATAAGTTTCTGATAAAGTTTAGGGTAATCTTCGTCGAGGGCAATAGCACCTTCGACAGCAGCAGTCAGTTTTTTGAGATCGGACTTGAATTTTGAATGAAATTTAGAACGAGACATTGCCTTTGCAATTTTACTTTTATTAGTGGAGGTAACCCTCCAGTCGGGGCGATAGGATTTGAACCTACGACTTCTCGCTCCCAAAGCGAGTGCTCTACCAAACTGAGCTACGCCCCGATGTGTGTACCTGATGAATTATACATCCACCAGGCAGTTTTGTCAAGAGTTAAACTCTTCGTTTCTGCGGCGGTCTAGGTGCTCTAACACCTCTGAGCGCCATTCCATCAGTTCGTGAAAGCACTCTTGATTGTGAGCACACTGACGAAGTTGGGGATCAGGTTTGAGAACACTTTCGTAGAAGAGTCCCAGAGCATCACGACGTTTTTCGTGTTTGTTTGTCATCGTACCTCAAAGTCGAGTTTGCGAACCTTTCGTTTCCTTCGGTTCTCCTGGTATTCTAGATCACTTTTACTAAGAATGCCGTGATCCTTAATACTCTTTTCAGAATTGATCAAAAGAACCATTGATAGGTCTTTAGCAGTGATTGTGTCATCATGGACTATCATCTGATTACTACAACCACAGCACTGGGTCTTGTAGTTACTAGTGATTTCGGTATTGCATACCTTGCATTTTGCGGTTAACATTTCTCATTTGCCCCATCGTATCAGTGATATTATTTATTTGGATTATGGTCTTTCATACCGTCGTGATTACCGTCTTTCGGCAACTGACCGTATGCAATATAATTGATTACTTGAATAGATCCCTCAAGACGTTTGAGATTTCCTTCGGTCTTGACATACTCATCATATGCATGTTGGAGTTCGCTGAGTTTACCTCGGAGTTCAACAGTTCTTTTTGTAAATCTTTGGAGTAATTGTTCTGGGGATTCTATCGGTTTCATTTCTTTAGTTGTAAAACTAATGGGTGAAGAGGGGATCGAACCCCCGACCGCCTCCGTGTAAAGGAGATGCTCTACCGCTGAGCTATTCACCCTGGCAGGTCCACTAGGAATCGAACCTAGAATATCCGCTTAGAAGGCGGGAGTTATATCCGTTTAACTATGGACCCATGAGGATAGTATACACTATCCATTAGGTATTGTCAAGCCAATACCATCTTTTTGGTGTAGTCGTAAGCATATTGTTGACGATATCCTTTGATGCCCCAACCCAACCAGTAGTAAGCAGCAACCATATACTGATCAACTGTCTTACCATTACCTTCAAACTCGGGAAGGTAGCGTTGGAATACAGATTCGTTGATCATGTATGCTGTCTGACCCTCAAGTGAAGAAGGATCATAACCATAACGCTTAGCAAACTTACCAAGGTTATTGTAGCGTCCTATACTGGTCCACTGAATAAGACCATAACCCCCGCTATAGCAACGGTCGTAAGGAACTCTAGCCCCTCCTTCGCAAATGTTGGGATGGAAGTTGCTTTCAGATTTAATGTTTCCCATGATCGTAGCAAGAGCATTACGATCTGAGATTCTGGTTTTCTCTTGGAGTTTTTCAAGGACATATTTCTCGTTATAATTACATCCTGGGCACTTCCAAGTTTTAGGAACTACCTCAATGGGGACTGCCTTCTCTACGTTGACCGCTACATCAACAGCAGGAGGGTTCTTGATCTGATTGATGCTAGGGTAAGCACAAGCAGCAGGAATAGAAGTCGCCAAAGCGATAAGAAGTAAACGTTTGATCATTAAATTAATTGAATTCGGCATCCACCTCTTGCAGAAGCATGGGTGGCTCAAAGTAGTCCTTACGGTAGTAGCGACCGAGGACATTGCTATTATAGAAGGCAGGAGTGCCATCTGTCAAGCTCTCGGTCAGAACACTGTGAACAAATAATCGTCGGGTTTCTTCGTAGTTTACTTTACCCAACGTTGTATGTAAACTTAAAATTTCTCTGGTAAATTTATCTTTACCAAATAATTTAATATCATCTTTTAATTCTGGGCAAGAACCATAATACTTTTTCCAGTCAGATTCTTGCCTTTGTCTTCTCTTCTCTCCCTTTTTCTTTCTAAAAGACCAGAAGTATTTTCTTCCTATGTACTTTCTACCGTTAACGGTATTTGTAATTAAGTACACAAATCCATAATATCCATTGATGCTATCTGAATCAAATACTTCACCATTGTACCACCATGGATTATCGTACATACACAAGACATCACTGTCTTATATAGTCAGTCACGAAGTGAGTACTTTAATTTAAGTGCTTGAAGCATAAACGCTTGTCCAAGAGTAGCAGGACCCAATTTAAGTAGGGTCCATTGCTTATCCGTGAGGTTTGGATCTGATAATGCTTTCAACTTCCATGGTGGTAGTTTAGTCATAGAGAAAAATCTGCGAAGGTGTTCTTCTTAACATCTTGCTTAAGACCTCCAACCACATAGGACTCAACTTCTGTCTCCTGTGGGGCAACCTGGAGTCCTTTAGAAGAGATCCAGTGCTCAGTCCAAGGGAGAGGATTGTTCTTAGCAGGAACATCATATTCAGGTTTCATACCAATCGCCTTCATTCGACGATTAGCAATCCACTCAACATAGTTATACAGAAGTTTATCGTTCAAACCAATCATAGATCCGTCCTTGAACAAATACTGTGCCCATGTCTTTTCTTCATCGACACACTGCTTAAACATCTGCCTGATTACTGGTTCCTCTTCCCTAGCAATCTCTTGCATCTCTGGGTCATCCCCTTCACGCCATTTGTTGAGGATGTTTTGAGTAAGGACAAGATGCTGGTTTTCGTCTCTGGCGATGAGAGAGATAATTTTAGCGGATCCCTCCATAAGTTTGAGTTCACCAAACGCAAACGAGCAAGCAAACGAGACATAGAATCGAATTCCTTCCAGGATGTTGACATTGGCAATTGCCCTGTAGAGTTTACGCTTCAGAGCATAGCGTTCAGATAAACCGAGGTCAACCCCATCGTTAGCAAACTCCCACAGATGACCGTTGCCATACTCTTGTGCGGAGTGGATGAAGTCATTGTAAGATTCAGTTACCGAAGAAGCACGGGAAAGAATCTTTTCATCATCAAGAATTGTATCAAAAACCTCAGCAGGATCTGAGTACACATTCTTAATAACATATGTGTAGGAGCGACTATGGATCATCTCCATAAACTCCCATACAGTCATAGCAGATTCAAGTTCAGGTAGTGAACAATAAGGGATAAAAGCCATCCCAGGACCACGCCCTTGTACAGAATCCAGCATGATCTGGTACTTAAGATTGCTGGTAAAAATGTGCTTTTGCTCAGGGCGTAATGTCTGATAGTCACTTCGATCCTTCTGAAGGGAGACCTCCTCAGGTCTCCAAAAATAACCTAGTTGTTGCTGTGTCAACTTGTCAAAGACAGGATACTTAAAACTGTCATATCTCTGGACTCCCAGAGGTTTACCGAAAAACATCGGTTGCTTTTTTCTATCTACTTTGTTGGTGTTAAACACCGTCATACCATCTACCTTTTTCTTGTCAGATTTTACAAGATTCACAGTCGTCCTCCTCGATGTTTTCTAGTTCTGCGAGCATGTTTTCTAGTTCTGCTTTCTTTTCTTCCAGTAAATCGTCTCCTTTTTGGTCGTAAGTATTCTGATAATAGGAGGTCTTCCAACCGTACTTGTATGTAGTCAAAAGATCCTGTGCAATAACTCTCATTGGGACTTCATTATCTGGATAGTTTTCTGGATTGTAACTCCAGTTTCCAGAGATTGCTTGGTCGAAGAATTTTTGGATGACTGCGACAACATTAATATACCCGCTATTGTCAGGCATATCCCAAAGTAAAGTGTAATTATTTTTGAGAGAGTTGTACTGTGGAACAATCTGTTTAAGGGGTCCCTTCTTGCTTTTCTTAATGGACATGTATGCTCTAGGGGGTTCAATTCCGTTTGTGGCATTTGACACAACGGAACTGCTCTCAGAAGGCATTTGTGCGGACAGAGTGCTGTGTCGGAGACCGTGGGTGGTGATAGATCCTCTAAGAGTTTCCCAATCATAGTTGTATTCTGGCGTGACTAGTTCGTCAACATCTTTTTTGTATGTGTCAATTGGAAGAATGCCATCTGCATACTTAGTGCGATCAAAGGCAGCACAAGCACCTTTCTCTTTTGCAAGTTGATTAGAAGATTTCAACAGGTAGTATTGGAATGCTTCAGTCAGTTCATGCACAGATTTCAACGCTTCAGGATCATTGTATTTGTAACCGAGTTTTGCCAAATAGTGAGCAAGACCAATAAAACCTACTCCAAGCGATCTACGTGCCCTTGTAGCACGTTCTGCTGCCTTCACAGGGTATCCCTGATAGTCAATCAACTCTTCCAAACCACGAACAGAAAGATCACAAAGTTCTTCCATCTCATCAAGGTTCTTCAATTTGCCCACATTAATAGCAGACAGGATGCAAAGAGCAATCTCACCTGCATCGTCATCGATGTGACGAATGGGGTCTGTGGGGAGAGTGATCTCCTGACACAGGTTACTCATATTAACCTTGTCCTTGAACGAACTGTGACTATTGCAGTGATCAATGTTCATAATATAAACACGACCTGTCTCAGCACGTTCTTTCAGTAGGTCAAGAATCAGTTCTTGAGCATTGACGGTCTTTCTAGGGATGCGATCGTCTGATTCGTAATTAATGTACATCCAATCAAAGCGATCAGTCCCGAAAGCGTCGTAAAGACCAGGGACATCATGAGGAGAGAAAAGTGAAATCTCTCCGTTTGAGATGAAACGCTCATAGAATAGTTTTGAAATCTGGATACTGTAGTCGAGTTTTCTAACACGATTATCCTCCGTACCTTTGTTGTTCTTCAGGACGATGATGTCCTCTATTTCTTGGTGCCAGATTGGGAAGTGTACTGTCGCTGATCCACCTCGGATGCCATTCTGTGTACAGCATCGGACAGTTGACTCAAACTTTTTGAGGAATGGTACAACACCCGTGTGCTGAACTTCTCCACCTCTGATTTTACTGTTGACGCCACGGATTCTGCCTGCGTTGATACCGATTCCCGCCCTTTGTGCAACGTAGTAGCCAATTGCCATATCACTGCTAAAGATAGAATCGAGGGTGTCATCAACATCAACAAGAACACAGCTAGCAAATTGTCGAAGTGGAGTTCGCACTCCCGCCATGATAGGTGTGGGAATGTTGATTTTGTGCTTTGAGATTGCATTGTAATACTTCCTAATGTAAGAAAGACGAACGTCCTTACTATAGTTAGCAAAGATAGTCACCGCAATCATCATGTACATGAACTGTGGGGTTTCATATACTTCACCACTACTACGATCCTGTACCAGATACTTGTCAACTACCTGGCGAAGACCAGCATAGGTGAACAACATGTCACGGTCATGATCGATCCATTCACCAATCATATTAAGTTCTTCTTCTGTATAGTTATTAAGAACTTGATCATCATATACTCCCCACTCAACACACCTTACGATCTGAGCATAGAATGTGGGATGGTCCCAAGAAAGACCAAAGATTTGTTTGCGAAGTCCAAACAAGAGAAGGCGAGCAGCAACAAACTGATAGTTTGGATGCTCTTCATCAATCAAATCGCTAGCACTACGAATCAAAATCTCCTGGATTTCAGCAGTAGTAATTCCATCATAGAATTGAATACCAGATTGAATTTCAACCTGGGATGCAGACACGCCTGCCAATCCTTGGCAAGCAGCATCTACCATCAAATGCATTTTGTCGAGGTCGATACTCTCAACACGACCGTCTCTTTTCTTTACCTTTAATCCGTTGCTCATACTTTTTTCCAGGAAGTTAGTTTAAGGGTTGCTTGTAGTCCTTGGTAGGTGTTCGATTCTACCATACTTTGAACGTCATGTCCAGCGAGTGCCATGTCATTCAAATCTTTTTCTTTAATATTGCTAGGGAAAATCACTACTCGATTTCCTCCTTCAATTGCTGCTGCAATTTTATCAACAATCTGTTTTGATCTAGGTTCGTTGTCGAAGACCCAGACCCGATCTCTATAAGGAATAGTGCTGTCGTTAACATCGCTACCACACATAGCAATAGCGTTGGTAAGGAAATGGGAGTCGAATGGTCCCTCTGTGATGTAAATTGTTTCATCTTCATTTACTTTGTCCATTCCATATAGTTTGGTTTTGCTCTCGTCGAGCATCACTGTAATGTATCTAATCTGAGATTGTGGATAAATGGATCTCCCTTGATAACCAAAGGTTCCATCTTTATCTTTTAAGGGGATGATAATTCTAGATTCATCATATCTCGTATCCTTAAAAACCTGTTTATGTTTGTTTGTCCATTCCTTAAATTTTGGACAGAAGTAAAATAATTCAGGTGGTAATTTACGTGCTTCAAGGAAACGTCTAGCGACATGTGATTTATTTAGATCTGACACTTTTTGCAGATCAGAAAATATGTTCTTTTGAAAACGTGGTTTCTCAAAATGAAATTCTGGCAGAGGAATCTTAGTCCCCTTGCCAGTAGCACCCTCTCTATACGACTCTAAAACATACTCACTGTAGAGGCGTTGATCTTGATCTTTTAAAAAGTTTGCAAGAGTCCTTCCCACACCACAGTTGTGACACTTGTAGATGTAGGACCCCTTCTTCTGAAAGAAATACCCCCTTGCACGATTCTTGTTCTTCTGAGAATCGCCGCAATAGGGGCACCTAAAGTTGTAGGTATTACTTGATTTCTTAAACTTTTCTAATCGACCAGATACAAGAGAGATGTACTTGGTGTCAAGATAAAGCATTTCGGTCAGGCATTTCAATCATGCTAACAGCAGATGACTGAGGTGTCAAGACCCTTATGATAGGTGGGACCACTTGTAATAACGTCACAAGTGTAGCGATGACAGCAGTAGCACCGATAACAAACCTTGTGTTTCTATCGGTCTTCTTTTCAAGTGCCTCTATCTTATCAGAAATGGTCTTGAACATACGGTCATCATACTTCTGATGATCTTTAATCATTTGAACTATAGCATCATTCACACGTTCACCTTCATCTAAACGATTTTCATGGCGCTCAAGAACAATAGCAATCTTGTTGCTATTGTCCGAGATTGTAGAAACTGCTCGCTCAAGTTTGTCGAGCATTTCTTTACTTAGGTCTTCATAAATGTCAAGCTTACTTTCAAGGACCGCTAGTTTACCAAGACCGAACGCCATCAGAGCATCTCTACGAACGTAGTTGCCCTCTCAAAGTTCTCAGAAATCATGTCAGTAAACTTATCTTGGTTCTCTTCTGACATTTCCAACCAAGTATACAGAAACTTTTCCTGCTGCTCTTGTGTCAGTGATGCAAACTGTTCATTGAGTTCAGTAAATGCACCCTGCCAATCAAAAGATTCATTTTTCTTCCTATCAGCAGATGCTTTATTAATATCCTTAGCAATATTCTTTTGACGTTCGCCCGCTTTCTTTTGATAATCCTTTGCTTTTGCCTTTGACAATGCTTGAATTTCTTGCTTGCGGTTTGTTGCACGCTTTTCACGTTCTTGCTTCTTCTGAAGTTTGCGTTTGGTTTGAATCATACGCATAGCAGCAGATACTTCTGTATTCTGGTTGTCTGCTTCAGAAATAATGTTTTGGTCTTCCATGGTTTCTTCTTTTAAGCGAGCGTTTCTAATCCTTTGAAATATATCTGTTTTAAATTTACGCTTCCTCTTCCTAACAGGGGGTTCGTCAGGGGGAAGACCAGCAATTGCACCACTAGATGCACTCATTGTAGGCACTTCTTCAGTGTATACCCTACCATTCATTTTTAATGTGAACACCTTCATAGTTCTTGCAGTTGCTCCATACAGTATTTATCAAGTTCTATATGTTCTAAACTAGAGCAGATTGGATATCTATTAAGATAAACCATAAAACTCTTTAATATGGACCAATAATCATTTGATATTTTATAGAACAACAAAGGTGTTGCTGCCTCACCAAATACATTGTAAATGATAATCATATGATTTAATATCAGATGGAGTTTGAGGTTGCCCGTCTTAATGTAAGTTTTGAGCAACCTCTTCAAATATTTGAATCGTTTGAGGTCATCATAAAAATCCTCTTTAGTTACCGCTTGAGGATTATCATAATGTTTAATTGCAAAAAAGAGGTAATTATCCTCATTCAATTCAGTAAACTTCATAAATTATCATGCAATAGTGAGAGTCAGGTCTGTACCTGAACCACCTGCTCCAAGAATAGTAGTGTAAGCAAGTTCAGAAGCAACTGAAGTACCCTTATCAAAGATAGTACCACCATTCAGTGCAACGTCAGTGCCTGAGATAGAAAGATCTTCAGCGGTTGAAGGAACGGTGAAGTCAAACTCAAGGCGGTTTGATCCAGTACCACGTGCATAAGATGCAGCAACAGTACCAGTTACAGTTCCAAGAACATTAATGGTTGGTGTACCACCAGTGGTGTCAACATCAACTTGCTCGTTGTAGATAACAACAACGGTTCCAGTATCTCCCTGTGCAAGTGCTTCCTGCTCAAAGAATACAGCAGTGATGTCTGCCTCTCCAAGTGCTTCAGTTGTTGAAGTGCCACCAGCAAGACCACCAATTGCTACCAGGACTTCATCCCAATAACGTGCAGTGTTCTTATCAGCACCTTTATAGTGACGCAGAACCCATCCCTGCTCTGTTGCAAAGCAATCTTCAGCAAGACCTACCTTGTTTACATTGTCTAACCACTTTGGTTTTGATTCGTCAGTTTCTGTTTTTCCCCAGAGAGGCATCGTTAAACTCCTGTAATATACAAATTAATTTTGCTATAAAATATTTATAAAAAAAGGAGGGTTACCCCTCCTTAGGTTATCACGCATCTTGGCGTGTTTTAATTGCTGCCTCAACCTTTGCAAACAGTTCATCGTCTGCAGTGGTCTTGGTCAGTTTAACTGCTTTACGTACAATCAGAAGACACAGGTCGATGAGTTTCTCACCGAGTTCTGCATCATCAGGGATCTTAGCAACAGCGGCATCTACAATTTTGTATGCCAGAGAAAGTAAAAATGAAGTCATGATGTTCACCAAATAGGGTCAATTTATATATCACTTCTTGGCGTTTTTAGTTGCCGTAGCGTACATTACTTCCTTTGCCTTGTCACCATAACGTGCCTTCAGATCTCCCATATTCTTCTTCATACCCTTGACAATATCTTCTTTCTTCTTCTTGTCAACTTCTTCGTTGACTCCATCTTGATACTTAACTCTCTTAACCTTGGTTGCCTTCTTAGCAAGACACTTCTCACATCCACAATCTTCCTTCTCAGAACAAGTGCCACACTCTTCAGCAACTGCTTCTTCTTTGACTGCCTTATCAGCACCCTTCAATTTCTTGTTCTTATCAAACACTGACATAGGATCAGTTGCATCATCAATTTGAGGATTAACTTCTACACCCTTAACATCTTTCTCAAGGAGTTCAGTTCTCCAATCAGAAAATGACTCTTTCTTAGTTCCTTTCTTTGCTTTGATTGCAGCAGAAACAGTAGCACGTCTCTTCATCAGATAGGAATCAGATGCATCTTTATCACCATCGTTGTCTACATCACCATCTTCTTTACCAACGGGATCAAGTTTTTTCTTTTCCTCTACATACTCGACTTCTTCTTTCGCAGTTTTAGCAGATTTCTTAAAAGCGTCTTTTGCTGGGTAGTCGTCATCGCCTGGTTTCGCAGGAGATTCACCACGCTCTCTCTTAGCATGAATATTGGCGTATAATCCCTTCTTACCTTCTTCAAGATCTTCTTCCTCTTCTTTCACACAGTTAGGAACCTCTTTACCATCTTTCTTTTTGGTTCCCTTTGCTTCGTAACCATCCCAGCACTTAGAAGCACCTACATTTGCACGTGCTTGCTTCATACCTTCAGAAAGATCTTCACCAGAAACAATGCTTGCATACTCAGTAGCAAGATCTTGCATTCTTTCTGTACCAAAAGATTCTAAGATGCCTCCAACAACATCTCCAGAAAGGAGAATTCTATTCATTTTAGATGCAATTTCCTGCTGCTCTGCCAGGTTCAAACCCAACATCCACGCAGACAATCTTACATTAGCAGTCATCGTCTCTTCTTTAATCGGTTTAGTTTTATTTATACGCTGGTGTACCTCGGCAGGTTTTTTCCACATGTCATAATCTGACCCTGGTGCCATTCTCTCAGTAAACTTTCTAAACTTATCAGTCCCAACTAAACGATGGGTTTGATCAGCACCTGAAGTATTCCATTGTTTGTACTCTTTAATGTCACTCACCCATGCTCTAAACATGTCACCTTCTTCAGTAACAGCAATCACATAGTTAGGACCACGACGATGGATTTTACCTACTGCACCGTCTGCATTCTGCACATACGAACCAACCTCGTACAGATTTCCATGTCTGTACGAGGTCTGTGTTGCTTTCGTATTGAAATTAGTAAACTTCATCAATTAACGTTTTATTTTTATTTATAATTCTGGTAAAAACTCTACAGAACCTTGGATTTCAGATCTAGGCATTGCTTGAACTCTCAATCCTGGAAATCTGTAAGAGTTTCTTACTTTTCTATAAAAGGATGATTTAACAGAAAAATAAGGATATACACTATTAGGAACTTCTGACATAGAAGTTATAATGCTTGAACATCTAATTCTAATAATTTCATTTTTTAAATCTAAAGTACATGCTCCTGGAAATTCAGCACTAACTACAGCACCTTGACCTAGTATATCACTTCCAAAAATAACGGTAGAAGCATCAGATCTACTGCATCTGTATGCCAACTTAACTGTTACATCAGTTCCCCTTCTAACAATTTTATACTTTGCTCTGCCACCATCAATGTATGCAATTACATCAAAAGGTCTACTACTAGGTGCAGTGCCGTTAAGGTTGTCCATTAAATAACTAAGAATCTTTTCAGACACTCGATCGCCAGCAAGGGAATCAGCAGATTCCCAAGCACCAAAACTTCTCTTCTTTAAAGAAATATTATAAGTTCCATCAGAATGAATAATTCTAATATCAGTTTTAGGTTTTGCTCCTGACCCAGTGCCAGTTTCACCACCAACAAACATAATATCTTGAACGCCACTTAATCTTACTTCTTTATTTGTAGAAACTAATACGATATCTTTAAATCTATCTTTGTTTCTAGAGAAGTAACTGTAAGCGGCATTCTCATTACTATCACTTACAGTTCCTTGCTTTAATACTCGCATGGGTTTTTGCAAGTATTTATTAAAGTATTACCGATCGCCTGCCTTACGGTTCTCAGAGAAGTAAATATCAAACGCTCCCTCAGGGTAACGCTTCTCAAGTTTCTTAACATTGGTAGCAATCACATCATCAAACGAGACACCCAATGCCATGGTTGCTTGTGCTACGTACCACATAATGTCACCCAACTCAATAATAAGATGCTCTCGATTATCTGCGTTCCAAGGTTTACCCTGGAAGACCATCTTCTTAATGATCTCAAGGAACTCACCACCTTCAGCATTAATCCCAACACCAGCAGTAAGGAGACGCTCAATATTGGCACCCTCACGATCCAACTCGCCAATACGATCAGCGAAGTCAACAAAGTTCGTTGAACAGTCAGAAGTAACTGCCGAAACGAATTCTTCATAACGATTAAATTCAATGTGCTTGGTCAAAATGTAAATCCTCCGAATTTTTCTGTGTTGGTGGTTTGTTCAGGTTCTGATCCGCTATCGAGAAAGTTGTCTTGAGCGGATTGCTCACAATCATACAACCTCATCTTGGATCTGTCAATACCCACGGCGAACCTTTTATTAACCGTGAGATCGTTGTATCGATTCTTCAATTGTTTTACAAGTATCTGCCCCAACTGCTCCGACTCTTCAGTGCTAATAAGGGCAAACATAAGGTCAGCAGTAGCAGGGAGACCAAAGGACTCAGAAGTATCAGTAAGGTCAACATCAGTGCTGCCATAACCGCTGCGAGTGGTTTGAGTAGCAGTGACGATTGGCACACCTTGCTCAACAGCAAGACCACGAAGTTCTTCTGCAATGCCCTTAACCAAGGTGTACGAGTTAACAAAACTTGCCTTGAATCTTTGTGAAGTACAGATATTAAGGTAATCCACAAAGATAATATCGGGTCTAAAACTCCTCTTAAGAGACAGATCGTTAAGAAGAGACCTAAAATGTCCCACGTGGGCAGATGCAGTAGGATACTCTTTAATGATAAGTTTCCCATTTGTCTTCTTCATCAGGTTAGTAACCTTACCCTCATACAATTGCTGGGGAAGTTTAGCAATGTCTTGAATGGGTACGTTCAACAAATTAGCGTCAATACGTTCTGCAATCTTTTCTTCTGACATTTCACAGGTGATGTATAAAACATTCTTACCCTGTAGTAAAGATGCTGCTGCAACGTGACACATGAATAAGGACTTACCTACACCTGTACCTGCCAGTGCGACGTTCAATGACTTATTAGTAAGACCACCTTTAGTAATCTTATTGAACATTGTCAGGTCAAAAGGAATCTTAGTTTCTACTCGATTGTAGAAATCAAATCGTTCTTGATAATCATCAAGATAATCATGACCAATCTTATTGTCAAAAGAAACAGAGATAGCATCAGAAAGAATAGATGGAATAGCACCCATATCTTTCTCTTTGTCGTTACCATCTGCAATTTTGATACTCTCTAACAAGGAGAGATAGATTGCACGATTACGACACCACTCTTCTGTCGAATCTAATAACCACTTATAATCACAGTCATCAGATTCTAACTGACGTATGAGTGTACTAACATTTGTAAAGGACTCTTCACTAATGTTCTTTTTATTCTGAAGGTCTACTTCAAGAGATTCCTTAGTTGGGCACTTCTCATATGTAGAGATGAACTCTGATACTAGAGTAAACAACAAAGAGTTATGGTCACTCTCAAAGTATTCCTTCTTTAAATATGGATATACTTGGCGACGATACTCGTCATTAGTAACCAAGTTCTTAATGATTGTAAACTCAAGTGAATTCATGTGTAATGTAAATACGAACCTAGAATGTATTTGTCACCACTCACTGCAGGTTTTCCTTGGTGTGGAAAAGTCCATAGTGGTGGAAAGATTAGCAGGCGACCCTGCTTTGGTTTTACTCGTTTGTTGATACTAACAAACTCCGTTTCTCCACCTTGTTCAACTGTATTCAAATACAGAAAGAATGCTAAGAAGCGTCTAGCACTTGCATGGTCTCCTACATCAACATGGGGAGCAAACTGATCATCTGTTCCTTTCCTGTACCTCTTTACTCTAAAGTCCTCAACAGCATACTGCTTAGGTATCCATTCTGTCAACCCAGTGCTGTTGGAATACATTATCAGATACGGTCTAACCATCTCCAAAAGATCTTTAGACATGTCTGGTGCCAATGCCAGGTGATGAAATTTAGGTCTAAGATCATTATTTACAAACTCAGCATTAGAGTTTTTATAATGTCTAATTACCTCTTGACATATAGCACTAGGTATTACGTTGTCGTAAACCTTAATGTAATCATCAATTCGTTTTAGATCCATCTAAAAGTCCATCAAGAAAATGTTTTGTAGAATTATTTACTGGTGCAGATTTAAATGAGTATCCACCAGTATTGATTACTTCTGGCATATAATTTTGAGCAATAGTAACTCTACCAAGTTCAGAACTTTTTGGTACAAAATGTGTTAATTCACTTCGCCAGAAAACAAGGTCTCCTTCAGAATATTCAAGAATAGCAGTATCTCCATTATCATCTTCTTTATCATGCACTAAACATGGTATAGTAGATGCCCTATCAGAATTTAGAAACACTAAAGGAGCATGTTTACCATGAGTGTATGACAAGAAATAATTTGAAGATACAAAAGAGTTTGTATGAAAATGTGGAGGGAGATAATCATCTAAAGATCTCAATGTATTAACCCAAGAGTTAACACATACCATCCGTTCCCGCTTATATCTTAAAGTATCAGCAAAAAATGTTTCTGCAGATTTTTGAGAGAAAGTCAAAAATTCGTCAATAATTTTATAACTGTCTTTGTACTTTTCAAGAAAACTATATCCACTTAAATGGGGATCTACGTCTTCAAATTTACTAATTCCTAAAACAACATTTTGAAGGTGCTCATTGTCACCTTCAAATCTAAACTTTTGAATTAACGTTGGAAACGCTGGAAAAATAACTGCTTCCATCATACTTCAGTTCCATACTTAAATTCTTGACTCGCTGCCCAGTCAAGTTTTTCCATTACTTCTTCTGTAAAGTACTTCTCGGGATCGGCAAGAATAACAGAAGGATAAACAGAGGATTCACCAACAACGACACGATTGCCCTTCCTAGTGAATACTCCGTACTTCTCACCCAGTTCCAGTAGTCCGTAATAC